CTCTTTTTTTAAGAATGTACGCGTTCTTTAGCTTTCTTTTTAGTTCGTTTTCTAGTATCACTAATGGATAATAATCTGAAATGCGCTCTATCGTACCTGGAACTATTGAAAGAATAAGATTCTCAAAGTTAGTAAAAATACCTTTATCTTTAAACACTCCTATTTTAAAATATCCTTCAAGTGTACGATTATTTGTTTTGGTTGCCGCAAATGTAATCTTGTTACCAGTTTCTATCATGTCATCAATCAGTAACTTTATTAACAAATCGGCCAAGTACATTACAAACTTTTTCTTCTTTCTTTCAAACATTCCTTTTGGCTGTGTATCTGTATCTGGCAGCCATTTTCGCTTCATAAACCTACCTAACTTTCCAATGCGCACTGCTCTATGTAGGTTTCTTTTTTCGTCGTAATCCCAGTTGTTTTCGTCAAAGAATATCCTATAGTTTATGTTATCAAAGTTGTCAATCTTTCTGTTTAACCTATATCTTTTCTTTCTTATAAAATAGTTTGTTCCATGATTTCTATAGGCTCTTTTCCTTTTTATTAACTTCCTTTTTGTGATTCCCAAGGGTCTGTATACCACAGTCCCCCCTCTCTCGGTATTGATCTTTTCCATGGTGGTGTAAATAAATCTACATCCTTTCCTGATGTTTCGTCTTCGTATGCACTTTTTACAGGTGGATATTTTAAAGAATCAGTTTCTATAAAATGTTTTGACGTTACTACAAGCATTAAAAAAGAACCTTTTGCAGTAGGCCATAAGTATTTTCCTTCTTCGCAAGTAGCAAATGCATTAATGTTGTAATGCCTAAGAACTTCTTTTGGAACTCCACCGCAACCGCATCCAACTTCTATGTCTTCGTATGAATCAAACTTAAACTGCATGCCTTGATAAATGATATACCTTTTACCAAACGGATCTACAGTCACATAGTTTTTTTGTGCTTCAACGTACAAGTCATTGTACTTTAAGTTTTTTTGTATTCCTGGCATTAGTTATCGCTATTTGTATTGTTCATTTTATCGATTCTTCTTTGTATCAAGAATGTCGATAAATCTACTTTGATTTGTTGTTCTATTTCATCTATGTGATCTGCCGGCACAAACACATCATCTTCAGGACAACCACAAGCAAATGGGTCGGCAAAGATTCCTTTAACCATAAGCATTTTTGTATCAACTGTTGGCAAATCATACACATCAGCTTTTTGTCCAGTAAGAACAAAATATGGATTCTTTTTATCACAACCAAACTGAGCATAACTTACAAACTCTGTGCTTGATTCATCGCGCCATTCAAAAGGATGTTTACCATCTACGGTACCAAGATACTTTAATGCTCTCCTGCCTAATTGAGCTAGAAGTTCTGGTATCTTTCCTCTGATAACAGTTACAGGAGCACCCGGGCATACAGGTTCACAATTTACCTCAAAGCAACACTGATTATAGTATTGACCCGCAATAGAACCAAGATTTTGACGAAGATACTTAGATAAAATATTTGCTCTTGCAACAAGTACTTTATCGCGTATCATTTTTCTGTTTAATCTTGTATCGTCATAAACAGCAATCAAGTCATTCATCAATCTTGATGTTACTGCTTCAAGGCTTTGAAAACTCATGTTCGTAGTTTATGGGTTAATACAGTTATTGCTGATGATATTGGAATACCTAGAATCCAAATATATAATGGGTACTGGTTATATACAATCCAGTAAATCAATGTTCCATAAAAAGAAGACATACATACCATACATGTTAGCAATGGCTTATGCCAGAGATTGCGGTAAAGATGTAATAGTTCAAGCTTTTGCAATGCCGGGTTAATCCACTCTGAAGATTGGTATTGTCGTCTTCTATTTTCCTTGTAACCAGATATTTCTATCTTTCTGTTGTCTAGTTTTTTTGACCTAGATATATTTTCCATCCACGCTTTAATCGGGTATAGAATGCCGCCACTGTTAGCAGCGGCACTCAAACCCTGTGTAAAAAGCGAAACTAAGACAGAAAAGAACAAGGTCTCGCTCAGTATCGTCATTACTCTCCTACGTAGTTAACTGGATCAGATACAATGCTTATAACAGCTGTTGAACCAAAACTAGATAGAGGCGCACCAAATGTTATATCTGGCGCAGAATACGTAGCTGGTGTTGCCGGAGCAAACAAACCATTGATTTGTGTAGCTAAGTCTGTTCCACTTGTAGCTGTTACACTAAATGATAATGATCCAATGGTAACATTAATAAGTGTTCCATTGATTGCATCAATATTATCAACAATAGGTGTAATATCAATTCCAGCAGTTATGTCACCTTGTACACCAGATTGGAAACCTGGAAGAGCATCAAGATCACAAGCATTAGGGAACAATGTATTCAATGCATCAATAAAATCAGCAAAACCAGGAGCAGAACTATCTACATAAAGCAACAAATCAAATGGAGTTGCGCCGGTATGTAAGTGACCACTATTCTGATTGTCGAAGAAACTACTGCAAGCATCAATACAACCTTTCAGTGTAATAACGCAAACAGTCTGGCACCACATCCATTGGTCGCGCGGAGCTTCTCCAAATACGTGACCGATTTCTTGTGGAAACTGCTGAAGTAGTTTTTCGCGACTTAATACAGCTTCTACTGCTTCTTGTGTTTCAGTAAATACTGGAGTTTCTGCAGTAGTAAGATTGTTGTTTGGTAGTTGATAGATACCAATCAAACTGTAAGCAATAAGTCCACTACATGGAAATGTTAGTGTCAATGTGTTACCACTTACAGATGCTTCAACCAAAAACTGATCGTGTTGATCATTTTGATTTTGTAGGTCTGTAATGTAAGTGTAAAACCATTGAGCTAACTGAATACCAGTAACTGTACCAGAAAGATTACCTTGGTAAACATATTGTTTACGTTGGTTGTATTCAAAATACGTTTGATTGTCAAAATCAGGATTTCTGTTAAGCAACAGAGTAAATCCTACTGATTTGCCGCAAGAATTGCAATCACCAAAGTCAACATCACCAAACTCAATAGTCCAGATGTTTTCTTCACATGGTGATGCACAAACCTTTTGGCAACGTGTTACAGATGTAGATAGTATTGAGATTTGGTCTACAATACGCACTTCATTTGCAAAATCAGGCCCCTGTAGTGCTTCAACATCCACTAGTGTACCTGCGTTTGGATTCGGAATCCAAAGTTTTTGAGCATTACTTTGCATGTTATTAAATTATTTACCGCTACGTTGGTACGTTAGGCGGGGGTGTTTGTAAAAAATTTCTTTCAGTTATCGGAAGCATTGACTGAACTCTTGGGTCTTTAATGGTTTCAAGATAAGAGATTACACAGTGCTTTACAATTTCTAGCGTTTGAGGCCATGCAAACTCTGAGTCTACATTGTTTTGATTTGTTACATCAAAAAATATACGCTGTGGCAATCGTAAATATGCAATTTTTACATCTTGAACTATACTGTCTCCGCATCTAAATGTAAGTCTGTTTCCTCTTTGATCGTAGTATAGATTTGGCCATTCGGCAGACGGCTTCTTGTAGTAGTCATCTTCAATGGTAAATCTAAAATCATCTTTCAAGTGAGTAGCAGAAATATACCCGGATATAGTATTATCAACTTCGCAAGGTTGATTTTTATACTTTACTTTGACAGATACAGCCAGTAGGTGAAGATAGTTAGCAGGAAGTTGTACATATTCCTGACCGGCAACAGCAGGACCAAGATTTACTAATGGCGCAGGAAATCCAGCAATACCATCAGTTACAACCTTTATGACAGATAAATCGTCTATCTGTTTTTGATGCTGTTCGTGTGCCCAATACCTATTCTTGACATATTCGAGCGTAGCTATCCAGATGTGATAGTTAAACTCATCGGGTGTCATACTAGTGGTATTGTAATGCTTTAGTTCAGCAAGTACCGCCTTATATACTTCAACTACTGGTACCATTATTGATTCTCAATATAGTTAGTCAGATATTCCTTTGCTTCCTTAAGGTTTGAGTTTTCTGTAAAATCATGAACAATATTTTCACCATCCATGTAGTCAATCAACTGCTTTAGGTTCATAAACTTTAAGTTTGCCGGAACTTGCTTTTTTGTTGCAGTTACAACATTAGACTGTTCTCCTTTTTCATAAAGTCCATGTTTGGAAAGAAACGATACAGATGCAGCGTCACGAACATATCTTTCTTTTTCGATTCTGTTCTCGCCAACAACAATACCTTCAAGTTCTCTATAAGCTTTCATCAAGTCAAAATGCGTATCTATTTTAACCATCAGTTCGCTAAAACTATCAGCAAGATGTGTTTTTTGTCCATAAACCGTTGGGTTTTTAAAATATGGACCGTCAATACTATTTGCTTCAATATGGCCTGAATGTATCAATGCTTTTGCACAAATATAGTTTTCTTTCTTTTCGGTATCATGAGCACGTAACACTTCGTAAGGCATAGAGAATGCAACCTCATCAAAGATTTCCTCAGCTATATCCTCATTGATATAAGGATCGGCAGGGTAGTCACCATCAAGAATAAGTATTCTTACACAGTCACGTTTCTGTTTTTTGCTAAGTTTGTCAATGAGTGCAGCAGCACCTTTTCTCTTTTTGATTTCTTTCTCTTTCTCTTGCTTCTCTTCTTCTTTAGAAAAGAAATAAAAGAATGCTCCATGATCTAAAGCTTCTTGTTTGTCTTTGCCGATTGTAGATACAACCTCAAAAAGAACACGCACATAAGCTACATCGCGTGGATTAGAAAGATTAAAAAGTTGCCCTTCGTTTAATGAAAGAACTGTGTCGGGATGATACGGTTTTCCTGTTAGTGGATTTGTTGGTTCATTCAAGTAAAAGAATGGAACACCACACTCCTCGTTGATGATTCTCTTTTCTTCTGATGTAAGACCATTTGCCCAATAGCCAGCAATCAAACCAGAACTGTCAAAAACTGGTGATGTATTGCCTGTTGCTATGTCATCTATTTCAGGTCTTTTCTCTTCACGAAAAGTAATGCCATCTTCACTAACATTTACTGTTTTGTACTTTTGTACCGCCCTTACTTCAAGATAGCCAGTTCCAAGAAGTCCTGCCTTTCTCAAAAGTTCTTCGTGTTGTTTTGGATAAAAAATTGTATTGTTCATAATCTGTTTCACTTTTAAGTTAATAAATACTATCGACGACCGCGAGCAAGTTTAAGCTCTGCCATACAGTTAGGGTTGTGCAAAGCAATACCCTGCATTGTAAGCATGTGCTCACCTTGTACGTCAGCTGTAGTTGTTAATGCACCACCGGGGCCAGGATCTGACATACCGTGTACTTTACCAACAACATTTTGACGGCCTTGTAGAGTAACCATAGTCATTGCATCTTGACCACCACGCATTTTAGCAAGGTTAATCAAAATACCACGATGAGATTGCTCACGATTACCTTCGCTTGTACGTACGCTTGGCATACCTTTACGGTCAAAATATGGACAGTCTGATACAATGATTTTACCTGCAGGAGTTTCGTAGTAACGGAAGTTAGAACGAATACCCATAGTTTCATTACCAGTACCACCAGCTTGATAGTTACCTTTGCCATCAAAGTAAAGAACCTCAGGAGAACCTTTGAACTCATTACGAATCAAACGGTCAATATCAGTTCTTAGTTCAAGACCAGCACAAAGGAAAATCTCAGGCTTAACACCAGTTTCGATTGAGTCATTGTACATGCCTTTGATAAGGTCATCAAGGATAGAGAAGTCATTCATCTTGACATACTCGCGCTTCAAGCGGCGATTTGCCTGATGATAGATACCCATACCAGAGTAGTAGCGGTAGCCACGCTCATCTTTTTGGAAACGACCTTCATTGTCGGTGTATGACATACCCCAGAACAACTGATTGTCCATATGCTCATAAGCATTCTTCCACATTTGGTATCTCCAGGTTTCTGTCCAGTAATTTTCGATTTCTCCTTTGTCGTTTGTGTAAACGATACCCATTGGAGATTTATCGGTTTTTACGTGAGCAGCATGACCTGTGATGTTCCATTCCCAACGCATAGTTGTCATCCAACCACGATGCCATTCACCAAAAGATACACGGCTTTTGCTACCATGCTCAGATGCCTCAGGCTTCATGTTGTACAATGGAGGAGAAACCTCTTGACCTACTTCAAGTAAGTATGCAGGAATAGCTTGACCCCATTCTCCTTCTTTAGTAAGAAGTCTTGCACGAATGCGAAGTGTTCCATCAGCTTGTGCTTCTGGTTGTTTGGTAATGATGATTTGTGTAGTACCATCGGCAAGCAATAATACATCATCTTTGTCACCAAGTTGTTTGTTTACGTTAAAGTAAAACTCTCGGTGGTAACGACCAACAAAACCATTGTCATCGTCAGGAGCAGTCGTAATACGATACACCCATCCTGAAGGTGCAGGAGAACACCAAGCGTATTCAAGATTGTTAAGCATTTTGAAGTTCTTTGCCCAAGCTGATTTTTGCTGGCCAAAGTTCTGTTGCTTAAATCTTTCTACAGTTGGGTCATAGTTACTTTTCATGTAATAAAGAAGTTCGGTAATCATACCGGTTCTTTCAGAAAAGTGTTTGAATAGACCCTGAATAACATCAGGGCGAACTGCGGCGATATTGCGGAGGTTATTGTAGTCCGTCATCTTGAAGTTAGTCAAATCACGCGGATTACCTACAACAACGCGGCCGGGTACGCCAAACTTTTCAAGTCCCATTTTTTTTAGCGTTTAAACTTTTTAAGATAATTCGGGTCGGATGTATCTACATACTTTCCAGGTCCGCCCGTTGATTGTTGTTTTGAATTTTTGCTCAATACTGGCGTAACACTTAACTTTTTGAATGCAGCGTTGCGCTCCATATTTTTCAAGTCTGTGAAATAACCTTTATCGTGCATGTGCAGCAACCTCATAGTAGTAGCCAAATATTCAGCGTCGTTTTGCAATCGGTGCAACAGGGGCACCACCTGTTGTCCTTGATAATTGTGTATTTCAAGATTTTGTTTCATGTAATTGATAAAATCATCTTTCTCGGCTTGGCCTGAGAAGTCTATGACAAGATTATCACTTTTTGAAAGCCTATCTTTAAATAAACTTGTAAGCTCTTCGACTTCGGTATTATACCTCTGAAGTTCGGATATATATTTCTGTTGTTGTTGCTGAATTAAGTTGTCAGGAAGTTTATTGATTTCCTGCATGTAAGATTGTTGAATCTGTTGTCCTCTTTGCTTAATAGCATCAGGATTCATACTTTGTATTCTACGCTCTACCTCATTTACAAGGTATTTCATACTTGCTTCATCTGGATTTCCATACTGGTCTACATTAATAGAACCTAATTGTGATTCCGATTTAAGCAAATGGTCATACATTGATGCTTTATAAAGTTGAACTGGATCTTGATTGGCAATACTAAGCAAATAGTTTTTGTGCTGCATATATTCATCAAGACTTATGCCCTGTTCGGATAGTTCAGCTATACGAGGGTCTACACCACCAAGTTTCTTTTGGATGTAGTATTCTCCTACCAACTTATCCATTGTTTCGGCATCAAAGTTTTCTACATCAATGTTTTGATTTCTTACATCAATGTTTTTTTCTACGGCCCATTGCAAATAAGAATCTAATACTGGATTACCGGTAGTGTCATTTGAGTCATTATCATTATTGTTGTTTTGATAATCATCATCATCATTTTCTATTGGATTATCAAACTCATCAAATTTTTCTTGAACATCATCTTGTTCTTGTAATCCTTCATCACCATAAAAGTCATCCTGAAAATCCATATCAGGAGCTTTAAACTGAGTGGCAAAATCTGCACTCGATGTGTCTACAAAGTTGTTTTCGTTTTCCATGTTTCTAGTCTTTTACACGTTCTTTTTTAGCGGACGATTTCATTTCCAATGCTGTCTTTGCTCTATTAATCAGCATCTGTGCTCGTTGGTTCGTCGCATTAACCTCGAGTTCTGTATATGCAAAGTTAAGATAAGCTAACTCAACTTGTTTCTCATTTTCTATTTTTTCTTGTTCTATTTCTAATTTTTGTTGGTCGGCTTGCTGTTGTACTTGTAACTGAGTTTGTGCATTTTGTATTTTCATTTGCTCTTTCTGCAAGTCTATTTGTCCTTTAAGTTGCAGTAGTTGGCCTTCAACTTGACTAGACATTTGTGCTATTTGTTGCTGCATCTGCATTTTCATTTGCTCTACTTCTATTTGCGCTTGTTTCTGTTGCTCTACAGAATCGCTTTGCATCTTTTGACTGGTTTCTAACACACGTTGTTCGGCATCTTTTAATAGTTTACGCATTTCAAACATTGTATCAGTATCTAGCAAATCAAGAAAATCAGATGCTCCTATCTGTCCTTGTTGAAACTTCATTTGAGCCATCTGCTTTGCCGTACGCATTATTTCTCTTTCTTTGCTGCCAGAGTTTACTATAGATCTAAACTCACCTTTCAACTGGTCTTTTTGTATGTTGAGTATCTCCTGTCTTTCTTTGCCTACTACATACATTCCGCGCTTACCTTCTGCATATGCGTATGGAAAGATATTACAAAGTCTTGTAAATAAAAGTTCATTAAGTTCATCGGTTTTCATAAAGTAATACTCGGTAACAACATTAGATTGTGCCAATGCCATTTGAGATGTACCTACTTGGTCCGATGCCAATACCTGTCCTGTCTTTTGTCTTGTTACTCCAGTAATCTCACCAGCTAATGTATTAAGAGATTCCTTAATCATCATTATTGATTGTATTGCCGGAGATACAGTCATATCGTATGTGGCAAACTGATTAAATGAAGTGCGTACCGCTTTACCATTTGGCTTAACAGTTTCAATCAAACCAAGACCTTGCTTCATGTAGTACATTACCTCTTGTGGTGTCATACCGCTTGGCATTTGCGATAGATCATAGATAATACCTTTTACACCAGATAGAGCAATCAGAAGTTCTTCTTGGTAATGTAATATGTTGTAAAGTTCCTGAATGTCTTTAGTTTCCCATAGCGGAGAATATGCTTTATAGAATCTGTTGTTAGCAAATCCTATGTATGGCAGCGCAATGTCTGAAAGCCTGTCATGAGTGCGATATTGAAAATCATGTTTTTTGATTTTAATGTAAGTCATTGTTCCTATTCGGACACCTGACCATCTATCAACACGATATGCTTTAAGGATTTTCTGTCCTTTCTTTTCAAGACGCTTTCTTTTTGATTCTGTGGAAGTAAGATCTTGATACTCTTCCGGCGTGAGGAATTTAACGAAAGGCGGCTTCTCCGAGAAGTAGGGTGTGTCGTTTTTGTTTTCTGAATACAATGCATAAACTTCAACTTGTTCTTTCCAGTTAACTTTATATGTGTCTACTTGGTGTGAGTACAAATAATCATTACCGCTATACCAACCAGATGGACTGCCATCAGGAAAGTTTGTAAGATTTGTTCTGTACCACGCGTCTTGTGAAAACATTGGAAACTCGCTTCTTAGTGTTTCTAAGTTTTCTTCTGTTATGTCTGCTCCGTAATATTGAATAACTTGTCCTATTGACATTGGACTATATTCTACTATCCAGTCTAGTTCGTGTAAATACTTTGCCGCTTCGTTTGCTTGATACCAAAGATATTCTGGTCTTATCAATCTTACTTCGGGTTCAGCTAATCCAGGTTCCCAATCACAATACCAAATAGGCTCACCAGTAATCATCATTTCCTCAAAGAAGTTGTTCATTAGATGTCGCAATCTTTTGCTATCAATAAACTCTTCTAATGCTTGTGAACAAAGTTTTTCTTCAAACTCTTTATGAGAGTACTGGTAATATTCTCTGATTCTTCTTACCTCTTCGTTTGTTATTACAATATCATTTTGTAATAAATTTTGTAAATGCTCTAACTCAACTTGCATCTGAATAATCATCTGTTGCGCTTGTGGGTCTTGCGCCATCTGCTGCATCATTTGCTGTTGCATCTGAATCAAAGCTTGATTAGTTGCATTTATAAGTTGATTCTGTTTTATTTTTTGTAGTTGCTTATCTAAAATGTCATTTTTAATATTTTCTAGTTTCTTTCCAACTATTTCATCTGTCATTCCAATTACTTTTGTAACAACAGGTCTTGACATTTCTTCAGATATAAGTGCTTGAAGTTTTGGCCTTACTATTGGAATGTTACGCACCCGGGCAGGCATCTCAAGAGTAATAATGTCATCTATTCCAGATTGACTATCATGTATTTGTTTGTCTATCTTATTGTAGAGATAACCAAACCTTGCATCATCAAGTTCGTTATTCCAAAGAGCGCGACAATAGGTTATTTTGTCCATGCGAGAACGGACAGAAGTGCTTTCAAGTGGTACATTCATTTGAAGTCCACCATCCCTGTGATTCTGCTCTATATAGCTGTCCATTAAAGACTTAGCATATTTTTCCTGCTCGTCTTTTGGTAAGCTTTCTAAGGGCACTGGATAAAACTCTCCGTATATCATACTCTTTGTAATCTGCCGTTTCTTTTCATATATCCTGTAAACATAACACTATTTGTTGATTCTACCACCTTATCATAACCTTTTTTTATGTCATCTAGTATACCTTCGTATGCTAACATAACTGATATGGTAATGTCGCAGTTATGATCTCTAGAACGAAAGTCTCTTAGTTTTTGAACCATTACAAGGTCATATATATTGTCCGCATAATCTTCTACATAAGATGAAAAGTGTTCAATCCATACTGGTTTAGTATTAGGGTCAACACCAAATCTATTATTTACTTTACTATCCTTTACTGTAGCATAAGCTATTTCAGGTCTTTCTTTTAACAAGTGGTCAAAGTCATTATTTTTGTACCAGTCAAAGATAGCAATATTAGACCACTCTATCAAGTTTTCACAATCACCATAGTACATACAAGCCAATGCTGTCTGCTTATAAAACTTTTCTTTCTTTACAGGCCTCCAGGTTAATCTGGCAACAGGCATCATTGATGTTTTGTTTGAAGAATGATATCCTTTCATCACAACAAATGAACCCTCTGAGTCTGATGCATTTGCTTCATCTTTATCATAAGAGTCGGTGCCAGCACCATACAAACCTTGGATATTTCCAGAACCAGTGTAGTATTCATATCCAATAGAACTTACGTATTCGGGCCTATCAGGATGTTCAATTATAATAAATGGGTACATAAAATCTCCTTCATGATCTAACGCATCTTCCATACCCATTGGCGCCGCAATCCAGCGCACCCCAACTATTTTGCCATGTTCTACTATCTCTTCAAACTTTCCCTGCTGTAACTTTTCTTCCCATTCTTCTGATAATAACTTTTGTAGTTGCCTTTCTAGTTTTTCAGTATTAAATGGTGACAAACCAGATGAACTAAATGCCTCTGTAGGAGTCAATGGCATCTGTGTTTTGTTTTCGTGCAAATCTTTTTTGTTGTTACCAATCTTCTTTCGTTTCTGCTTAATAAGTTCTAGTGATGGTTCTTTATAACTATTGCCATCATTGTCCATAACATAAAAATACCATGCAGGAAAGAATGGGCAACATCTTGTATTTTCTGCACCAGGCTCATAAGTGTTTTGTACTGCCAAAAGATTATACTTGTCTGGCTTATAAAACATATCCATTAAATCAGCAACACCTTTTCTCATTTCACCACCGGTACCAACTATGACATTTATACGGCCGTTCTGCTTTCCATTTTCTTCAATAGAGGGTTGTATCATATTGTACACTCTTTTTAAAAGTGGATTGATACCAGCTTCCTCCATAAACACTAAGGTTGGAGATTTACCTGATGCGGCCTGTGCATTATCTTTAGTAGTTATGGCAAATATTTCTGACAGATATCCTTTCTGTACACTTGTTGCTTCAAAGCCAAACTTAACGTACTGAGGAATATCTTTTAGCTTGCGTTTGAAAAACTCTCTGCCTGATTGCTCCTGTGAGTATGGCGACAAGGCATCTATACCCATAACAACTTTATTAAAACAGTTAGTAGCATAGTCATCAAGACCGGCTACTATCAATGTCTGCGAAGATGGATATAGCAAAGCTTCAAGAGCGCATAATGCTGCCATTTTTTCGGTAAAACCAATCTGACGTCGCTTAAGACAAAGTAGATTTTTATCATTTAATTTAGCCTGTTCCAGTAAATCAAAGAACTCTTTGTCCATATCAACAAACCTTGGCGGTATAAGACCAGCACCTTTTTCTTTAGTCTTAATGCGCCAAAAGTTTAAATACCAATAGTTTGCTCCAGTAAGATGAACTCCACCAATGGTATAGCCTTCGATACATCTTCTGCGTTGTTCGTACCACCATTCCATGTAGTGTCTTGGAAAGTTAATACGTATCAGTTTTTTCTTTTTAATATTTGGATTGTCATAAACTTCCCACGCGCGATTGTATTTTGGCATAGGGTTGTCAAGGTCATAGATTACCGGCTGAAACAACTCTACGTTTTGAAACTTACACATGTGGTCATCATAGCAAGATATGTTCTCAGGCAACAAAGAAGATCGATAATATCTTTTGTTGACTGGTTTAGTGCCATCAAGAATAATGTTTGATTGGGCATTTATTTTATATCCGGCAATGTCTATGACATTACTCATTATCTTTTTGAATCTTTTGGTGGATCTTTTGGATCTGGTTTTGGTGATGTTTTTGGTACACAGCAAGCATCTGTATCAGTGCAGCATGCTGCATATAGTTTCATGTTCTTACCTATAAGACCATAACTGTTTGGATTTTTTGTGAATAGTGCCATTATGCTTTAATTGTTAAGTTTATGGTTGCATTTTGAACAATTGCACCACATGTAATTGTGAATGTAATTATGTAATTATAAGATTGTCCCAATACCCAAGTACCACCTGCTGGAGAATTATTTACAATTCCTGCTAAAACACCATAACTATTAGCTGCTAATGTATATGGTGTTGCTGGTAATGTTGTCAATGAAGGTCCACTATTGACATTGGTAACATTTATATTGCTAATATCTAGTGAAGATGCCTGTGCATATATTTCAAAATTAATAGGTAATAATCCAGGGGCAGATGATACATAACCTATAAATGGTGCTTGAATTGTTGTGATTTCAGTTCTAGTGGTATATAATTTATCTGTGAAATAAATATTAAATCCACAAGGTGTTCCAGTTACTGCATCACAACAAGTTTCTGTATCGCAGCAAGCATCTACAAGTATTTGTTTTTTCTTTTGAAAGAAAGAACGTACTTTATTTGAGTTAAACATTCTGGCCATTTTGTTCTATGTTTTGATTATCAATATTTGATTTTTCTACTTTTTTCTGTTGCACTTTTCCATACAACAAGGTTCCGGCAAACGCTGCTATAGATGTCAAGAAGATTGACATACCAGACCAGTCAAGTGAAGAGCATTTAACTGCATGAATAATTAGGTAAATAAAAATACCCAATGACAATAGACAAATGCAAAGCGTTCCAAGTAATAATGTAACGCGCATTGAACTATAGTCTGTGCTTTCTTTAAGGAAGTTGAACATATTATTTTTCAAGTTTTTCAACAAGGTTAAGAAGCTTTTTCATCATTGATGTATTGTTTTCAATGACATGATTATTTGATGCAACAGTTTCCATTAGTTTTGTTCGATCTTCTACAAGATACTCTTCTAGTCTTTTTTCAAGTTCCTGTATTCTTGCTTCGTTTTTTTTATGCCAGACAAAAAACTGTTTGCCCATAAAGTAAATAACGCCAATCATCAAAATAGCAAAAATGCCTAAAACTCCATAGTTTGTAAGATTTGTTAAAACCGTTTGATCTACTTGTAATAGTAATGTTTTCATGTTTATTTATATTCAGTTATAGTTAAATATTTAACCCACCAGCAATCTATGTTTTCGTTATAATGTATTTGATACAAAGGTAATATCCAAGTTCCATTTGTCATACGTAATGGAGTAAAAATATGCCCATCTATATAATATTTACCTGTAAGGTATTTTAGTTCTTCTTCGTCTAAGATACCACCCAACATTTTTATTATGCTTGTCTATTTAATAGTGTTTGATATGCTTGTATAACATTGTAAAAGTTTGCCATTTCAGTAGATGTTAAATTAGAATTTGCTATATAAAATAAACTATATTGTCGGTTATCGTAGTTAGTAATAGTTGACGGACTAACTTTTCTTGCAGAAAAAACCATACTACTTGTTGGAACAGCATTTGTACTTCTTGCAATTGTTGTTATAAGTGTACTGTCTTTATAAATAACTTTTTGTGCTGTATTTGCTGCATTGACTCCAATAGACCATAACCCTTTTAATGAGTTATTATTTGCAAATAAACCTTGTGAAAGATTATCGTGAACTGACCAATAACAATTGTTATCCCCTGAAAATTTTATTAGTAACGCATATCCTTCAACAACACTATCTACTACTCCAAATGCAGTACCTGGAGAAGATGTTGCTGTACTTGTATATACACCCATCATACCCGTAGTAGCTGTAAGATGTGCTGAAGGTACAAAAAATGTATCAGCATACCCTGTTGTTCCATTAGCTTGTACACCAAGAGAAGAATGTGTCCAACCTCCAACAAAGTTAAGTCTAAAAGCTGCATTAGTATCTAAAGGAGTTTTTAAGTTCCATTTGTGGCTTGATGCAGTACCACCAACAAAAGGATATAAAGCAGATAGTTTAGTCCACACTCCAATGATTTTAGTATAAACAACTAAAAAGTTTATAGCTGTTTTTTGAATATCATTTGTTATTCCTGCAGCAGTTATAAAAGTTTCTGCATCAGAATCAAATGCTGGTGTACCTGCTCTGCTTTTAATGTAAACTCCCATTATTAAACTGCAAATTGATTTAACCAATTGTTTACCATGTTAGGTACATCTGTATCTTCCCAAGTATCTACATAAGGCATATCTTCTGCTCTTAATCCAAATGTAGCATCATTAGCAATTAACTTAATGTCAACAGATAAAAGTTTATCTACTGCCTTATCTGATATAGTGTTTAGATTTACTTCCATAATGTCAGTAGTAATCTCTACTTGAAATTGTGGAAATTTATATGTAGCCATTGTATTATTTTTTATGTTATGAAAGTGTTGTTCCTGTTACTGTGAAAGTGCGGCAGGGAATCCAACTTGATGAACTTGCTTTGCTAAAATTTGTATTTATTGAATTTCCAGCAGGACTTAAAAACCAAGCCCCTGTCGTTGCTCCTGCCGTTGTATTTGAACTCCATAAATTTACAGCTGATATATTAAATGGAGAATAATTTAACATATTAGCATTTGAAAAATTTACTAAACTCATTAACTCCATAAAATTGGGCAACCTCCATCCACTTGTAAAAGGTGCTATACTTACTAATAAAGCTGCATCTATTGAAGCGTTCCAATTTCCTGAACCTGTTGTTCTTCTCCACCCCAAAACCGTACTACCATCATAGGTACTCCAATCAATTACAATATTTTTAGTGTATGTTTGTCCTCCCAACTCATCGGTAAAACGATTTGTGTTGCCAAAAACATTGTTTTCAGCAAGAAGAAAAAAACTAACATTTCTACCTCTTTCTAAATCTCCATCATCACCCGTACGATAACTTGTAGTTTGCCCAGTTTTCATTAGTTGTGCCGTGCTTCTGCTACTACTTGGTGGCACTGCTTTTATATATATGTCCATAGTTATGCTTTGTTAATATTTAAGTTAATAACTGCTGCTGTATTTGCTGTAACTGTTATTTTACTTCCTATGGCAATAGTATTTGTTAGTGTATAAGACGTTCCATCATCAAGTATTGTAATAGTAGGACTATTTAAAACATTACTTATTGTGTTAATCTTTAAATCATAAGGAGCATAAAAATCAACTGTAAGTGCATCTATTAATTCTACTGTATAAACAATTCCACTATTAAACCAAAGACCAGTTCCATCATACTCTATAGTATCACCTTTTTTTGGAGTTGTTATACTTAAATCATGAAGCTCATCAAGTTCATAACCATTCTGTACTCTTACATACATTCTACCAGAACTACCATTACTTGCAGTTGTAACTACACCAAGATAAACTAAGTGATTTGGAGCAGATGGTTTTATATTAGTGATACTTCCATCTGTTGCACCTAAATACACAGGGTCACCATCAGACCAGGTTGCAGTTGGAAGAATACTTAAACCATCCAACAAACCCTGCATCATTATAATACCTTTCTGACCTGCTGCTATTGATGATGTAAACACTATTCCAACAGTTTGTGCTGATGTTGCATCTGCTGTATTATTAGCTCTTTTAACAGTCATTCTATCCCCCGTACCACCAAAAGCATAAACAGGCATTCCTTTAGTAAGTGTAACACTATCGGCATTTGTAACATAAGAAAATAAACTATTTGATGTAGTACCTATACATTGAAATCCATCAGTAGTAGAATTAAAGACACAAAGCATTTCAGCACCATCCCAAATATCTCCACCTAATAATACACCGTCATTATTTCTGTAAAGTGTTTTAGCGCCAAGACCATTTATATTTAAAGTAGATGTTCCAGTGTTTCCATTAGTAAATCTAATAAGATAAGCATCTGCATCAGCATAAGCTGTTACTCCTGTAATTGTAGCAACATAAGTATCGGTACCAGTTGCAGTAGCATGAGTAATTCCTCCAGAAGATGCTACTTCGTAATAATCAAGCTTGCCAGTTACGGGGTTAAATTTATACGGCATATTAAGTTGTGATTACGCTAATAACATTATCAGCAGCATTATACGATAAGGTTTTTGTAGCTACTACAGTCATACCAGTTGAATACACAATAGTATAAATGTTGTTTGTGTTGCCACTAGGGTTTCCAGTATCAACTCCTGGATAATAAGTAATGTTAATATTGTTTCCAGGTATCATATCAAAGTTAGCCAACTCTGAAAGTTCGTCTAACATTGATGTAATTGATAAAATAGGATATAATAATTCATACACTGCAGATCTCGTTAATCCGTATGAAATAGAATTAATGTCTAATATGTCATCAGCTTCTTCTACATAAGCAATATCTGCGTTGTCAACTATGCGTTCAAATAAAAAACCTGATATTCCATAGTTTCTTAACTTAACAGATCCTTTTGGATATGCAGCAAATGGTGCCGAATCTGCAGGATTTTTAAATACTATAGCGCCATCCTGCTCGTACACCTGTATTGTTAAAAATAAACTCATATGATTATAGATTTATAACACCCCATTGATTTGTTTTAATATATTGAAATATCATTCCATTACCATTTACCATACTAACAGAATTTCCACTACCAGATATTGATTGACCTACATTACCATTAACTGTTGCTGTTGGAACAGTACAATAAATTTTATACATTTGACCTAAAACAGGATTAGCGGGTAAAGTTAAAGTTATTCCATCGGTATCAACAACTATTATATATTCAGTTAACTGAAATGTTCCAGAAACATTGTAATATGTGATATTATTTTCACTAAAAAATAATCCAACTGGTATAATAGGCGCTAAATCCACAGATGTTATTACTTGCGCCCCATCATGTTCACCAGTAAGTTCAAGTATAGTACCATTTAATATTAACTCTAAATCAAAATTATGACTTATATCTATGTTGCTACTAAAAGGAATGCCGGCATAAGTACCGGCAAGTGTAATAATATTAGTAGAAGCATCAAAAGTAAGACCAATAGTTAATGGTTCTTGTAAATCTGTAAGATTAACAGTTCTAACTACAGTTGCATTGTCATAAATGTACGTTAATGTTAGTATGTTAGTTACAGGGTCATACGCAAGTTGAATATCTAGCGGACAACAAGTTTCACAACCCGGTGGACATGGATTGGGAAACATTACCGAATCATTGAACTTATCAAATAATCCCATACTATAGTTCTGTTAATACTTGATCTATTGCTGCTATTTCTGCAGTAATCTTTGCAGCTATAGCTACTTGTTGTTCTTGGCGCTGACTTTTTAGTTTAGTGAAAAACGCAAGAGCATCTTCGTTTTTCATCTTTTTTACTTTGATGTCTTTTTCTCCTTTAAAGTTCCATTGAGTAGAATCTTCAATCTGGATAGTAACTTCAGTTTCTGTTTTTTCTAGAATAGTATAAGTAATCATAATAATGTTTTTATGGTACAATATTTAATGCTGTTCCAATAAGAAATAAATCACCACTTAAAAGGCCAGCGGCAGTTGCTGCAGTTAGATCTGCATAAGTATTTAATCCTTTAACATTTACTCTTATTGGTAATGTTGCGCTTGCAGGATTGGCTAGTATTTTAATAGAACCTGAAACTAATTGTGTAGTATTACCGGTAATCATTGCAGTTTCCAATATACCTGTTTTTTCATAAATCAAAAACTGACCAGTAGCACCTATTGCAATAGAGTTATTTAATGATAATGATGCTTCGCTTTCTCTTAATATAAAATCGCCATAATTTAATGACAGAATATTAGCTACAGACATTTGAATATCACTAGGCTCAAAGCTAATATAAGAACTATTTGTTCCACTGTCATTAATCTGAAAATATATTTCATCGGTATATTGAGATACTTCTGTAAACTCATTTGTTAATATATTTCTAACTTCTGACCAGATTTGATATGGAAAATGATAAGTTCCAGATAATAATTCCGAGTAACTATCATATAGTGATTTTATGTGAAAAGGTTGTAATGTAGTTCCATCTCCACCGAAAAAAGGTATGTTGTTATTGTAGAAAAAATCATTATAATACGAATCAGAATTTGGATCTTTATAATAAGTTCCGGCACCTTCAAAAGTTTCAGGACCAAAATAAATAAAATCATTGTCAAACTCTTCAAACTGCGTACCATATTTATAGCCAAAGTTGTCTGTAAACTCAAACTCTCTTAGTCCTGTGCCGGCGCCAAAAGTATCGCAGCATCCAGCACCGCCATTTGGACTTGATGTAAAGCTGATTGATTTTTTCTTAAAGAATCCCATGTTAGTTGATTTTCATTCTTGCGTGATAAGGCTTTTTGTTTTCAGGAATCTCAAATAAATACAATGACAATCCCTCTTGTTCCTCGTTACCAGTTTCCATTTCAGACTTTAACTTAAACTCTTCACACAACCTAGTAGACACCTCTAATGCTTTAGCTATCTGCAACTCATCCTCGGGAGTATTGTCAAGACTCATTAACATCTTTCTCCAGTGCTCTGCTTTAGCCTTAAACATTTCGACGTTCAAATCGTTTTCGGACAACTGTATTCTTTTGTAGAAATCAATCAGGTTAATAACCTGTTCCGTTTTCTCTATGTTTTTCCAGTTGGACCAGTCTTTAAACAGTCCGTAGTTTGCAGTGACCTGCTCTCTTCTTTCTACCGGTGGCAGTTGCCAGTAAGGGTTATCTTTCTTGGTATAGACAAAGTAAATATAAGTAATCACCTGTGCAAACTTTACCTCTTTTGGAAACTCACCTTTAACAGCTAAATATTCCGGTACCGTTTGTCCTGCAGGAGTAACACACACTTCTCCCATATTAAGATAAAACATAGAATCGCTTTTATAGTGCGAACATAACAATATTATTTAATACCGCAAAAAAAATGCCCGAGTTTTTACTCAGGCACATCGAAACACTTTTAAACCAAAACTATATGACCACCTTAATATGACCATGTACACCCCAGATTTTAGTCATTTTACCAATGGTATGAACATGACTATCTTCTTTCATTAGCGCATCCATAAAAGCTTTGAGCATATTATCAATATCCGGCTTCATCTGATGCGGCATATCAATCCTTTCCTCACGTTCTTTCATTTTTGATTTGCTTAATGTCTGGCTCATTGGAATTGTTACCACAAATGTAATACTTTTTATTTCAGAAAACTTAAACTCGTCTGGTTTTATTCCAAGCTTAATAAGTTCTGCGTTCCACAAGATTCTAATATCGTCCTTCCAGGCCATATATTTCTTGTAACGCTTGTCAGCATACATCTGTTTCTGTGTAGTCCTTACGGCACCAATCGGCTCAATGTCCAAATACAAGTCTAGTTCCATGTTTTACTTTAATAAAATAACTGTAGTAATAATCCCTGCTGCAAACCCTCCGATAATACCCCAGGTTACTCCTGTAAAGATACCTCTTTTTCGCTCATTATTAGCATATTTCATGCCCTGCTGCCAAAGATTATTTAACTCAATTATCTTATCAGAACTCATATTGTACGCACGTTGGTAAGTACCTACTCGTTCCTCTAAAGTTCGCTCTATACTCTTGTGTTCTGCTATCTGAAAATCAAAAGACCTAATAGTATTTTCATTCTTATCAATGATACTCTTATAATCACCAATAGTCTTTTCCTTAGATCTAATAATTCCAATAACATCATTCCACTTCTTAGCAGATATAAGTACAGTATCTTTTCTTGTCATATAGGATATGCTAATATCACCATACACATGAACCGTATCAAACTGACTATATGCCAGTAGAGGAAGCAGTAAAAACAATATTACTTTCATACCCGGGCATCCTGTATTTTATTTTCAAACTCCTTGATATTCCAGGCTCTTGCTAATCTGGTCATTCCGATGCCACCACCAAAACGATCAAAGAACTTATGCTGCAAAAACTTATCTAGTTCAGCAACAACTCTTTTTTCAGTAAACAACTCAAACAACTTCTCGGCATACTTGCCACCTTCAATCGTGTAAAAGTTCTCGCGCATCTTCTCTGGATCACTGCTTCTCTGTGCTGAACCAATAGTTTCCTGCCCATACATGATGACATCACACTTGGCATAGATGTCAGCATACTTGCAGTACATGTTCCAGAAAGGATTAGTGCGCAATGGAAAGTTTTTCAAGAATACAACATCGCCCTGCTCATCTCTCAACCTTGACTCATGCTCATTCTCAATAATATCAGTACCATAGGCAACACAGATATCGTCATAGTCAACATCAACACCAGTGCTAAAACCTAGATACTGCAACAAGTCCTTTTCAAGTTCTAGCATCACATTCATATTCCCTTTGCTCTCAAACTCAAACATAGGAAATATTAACTCATGCCGACCGGGTATCGGATTCTTCTCCTGCCTGTAACTAGTACTAATGCAATACACTCCCTCCCATTCAGGGTTATTAAGCAACTCATGCTCTAGCCACATCTGTCCAGTCTGAGGCAAAGGCCAGACATCGCCATTGTAATTAAAAGTAGCAATACTATGCGGATTCTCACATGCCGCAAGTATAGACAACCTCGACTGAGTAGGAACTTCCTTGAATCCTCTGCCCCTAAAAAAAGCCCGCATCTTAGTTACGAGCGTGTCATAAACCTTAGTTTCGAACATAATACATTTATTTAAAAGTGAACAATAAATACTACCATCTTAACAAGTCATCCTTTAAATCCTCTATCACCTTAATGTCATCTAAGATAACATCATGTAAACTATCAATCTGCTTCTGGTTCATCTTACGAATCTCTGTCAGTTCCTCTATCTTCCTATAACTACTCTCAATACTCCTAACCAACATACTATCTCTCATCCTAACCTCAACATCTAAAACACGTAAATCAGTGTTAATCTTGTCAATCTTATCCTGTAACTGATCATTCCTTACAATACTATACCTGGTAAAAGCTATCTGCATCGCCATAAACACCAAACTCACAGCAGTAATGCTACCGTAAACAAGCAAAGACCTATTCATGACAAGCCCCTCCCCTCTGGCAACCAACAACCACTTCCTCATAAGATACCCCCGGCTCATTATAAACATAATGATTGCTAACATTCTCAGCAGCAACCTTACAATAAAGCAAGTAATCTACAACCAATGCAGCAAACTTCTCATAACGACCATCAGAACTACTACTTAAATCCTTCCAGCCATCATAACTCCTACCCATACAATGAGCATCCTCCCAGCCAATCCACCACATACGCTCCTCATGGTCATCAACATTGACACCACGCCATTCCAAATATTCCAATATAGACATCATAATCCTACTTCTTTAACTTGTTAACAATCAATTCTACCAACTCTGCCTTACTCAACCTGCCATCACCATCATCACCAAGTATCTCCAACAATTCAGACTTCTTCATCTTGCTATAATCAGGCTCTTTTAACTCTCCATTACTCTCACTCGGAGCAGCACCAGCCACTTCAACCTCAACAACCTCATCACCAACAACAGGAGCAACGTACTTATACCCCCCTATCTTAGGAACAACAAACTTACTAATATCAATCTTATCATCATACTTCAAACTCATAGCCTGACCAGTATGACTAACAACAAAATCATACACATTCTCACTAGGAATACCAGGGCCATCAACAACCATCTTGCCATTAACCTCATAACAGTTCCAACCATCTACTCCCAATAATCTTCCAACCTCCTCAATTACCCCCGGTACCCGACAATCTTTAGTCGTAACCAATGTACCCAACTTTACATGACCACCAGAAGCAGTCTTTACATAATAATTTACCCTAGTCTGCATAATAATATAGATTTAATAGTGAACGAATAATGGCACAATATACACAGATAGTGTGTTCTATACAAGTTTTTGGTAGAGGAAAAAGAAAAAAGACGGGAGGGCACTTAATGTATCGTACCCCCGCGTTAAATCATTATCTAACTCTTTTAATTTCATGTATTATGAGCACATCAAAAGTTTCATTAGGCAAAGTTGATTCAATCATTGAAAAGGGCGAGAAAAATCAGCCGCTGTTCATGAAAGAAGGTGACCACGAAGTTAAACTTATCGGTAAAGGTACTTGGGGTGCTAAGGCGTCCGCTTGTATTCTTACTGACAAGGGAACTATCGGAGCATTCCAACTAATCGATCAAATGAGAAAGGATTCGATACTTGACCAATTCCTAGAGGATGGCGAGTTCGTCTTCGAGATTGGTACAGAGTTACATCTTACTATAGCTGCTAAAGCCGTAGTCGAGACAAGAATACCTGTACCACAGAATTAAGAGAAATCCCTGCGTCTTCGGACGTGGGGTTTTTTTAGAATGTTCATACTACTGTTAGTAAGAGGCACAACTATTAGATAATGATTATACTTATAGCGTTGACTGTCAGACTGTTAGTGCTATTGTTCCACGTGGAACATGATAGGGAAAAGGTGTGAGTGGCTACCTCTTGCTGCGCATTACTCTACTCTATGTCATATCGCACAACTCTATTAGTGTTATACTACTGATACTGCTAGCGATTGAATGTTTTTATTTATAGGTGATTATTAACTAAACTAAATATACATTATGAAAGAGTTTATATCTAACTATTGGGGAATGCTGATGACATTAGTATTGTCTGTGTTCCTTTACTGTACTTGGACACAGTTACCTACATTAGTTACTGCTGTACTTAGTTTCTTTGCTATAATAGGACCAGCATGCAAGAACTAGATGATATGATAAAGAAATGCTCTACATTATTCTTGGCTGGAGATGTGGAGCTATCTTTATTGTTGTTACAATCTATGATTGATAGCAGTTCATTACAACAGAAGTATGCTATTGGAACATATTTAAGTTTCATAGCAGATGAGTTGGTGATGCATGCTATTAAAACCTCTGGTATATCATCTGATGATGAGTATGGATTAGAGTTCTTCGAGGGTAGCACAAGACACTATGTATATAATGATTATCATTTTGATATTGGTGATTGTTATGACTACTGCACAGAGTTCCATGATAAGTTGAGGAAGATAACACATGAGAGTATATCTGTTGCGTTAACCATCTGGTTTAATACATCATACAGATTAGTGTTAGCTATAGAAATCATGAGAAGCAACGATTTGTATTTACAGGAGCTGAACTTACATCATTGTAGTTATGTGATTCAGCTGGATGATATAACTACTACTGTAACTGGCGAAACATTTGAAAACAATATTATTTTATTTCTAAAACACATTAACAATGAAACTATTTTTTAGCGCCATCTTTTTCTTGATGGGTATCTTTGCGTTTGTAGGTAGCTTTGTATTTGTAGTTACTGATGATCATTCATATAGTGTACTATTTAGTGCTACTATTATGGTTCTTTATATCATTGGTGGTTTCTTGTGTATAGCTGCATCTAATAACTTATATAATGAATCAGAGTTATGAGAGCGATATTCATAGATAGCAATGACAAGAATGTCTACGAGGCCAGGATTAAAGGCAATGACTTTAGAGAGATTCGCAGTCTTATAGGCTGCGATGTTATCACTGGAGGATATTCTTTTAACAATGGCGACTACATGTACGTTGATGATGAAGGATTATTCCAAACAAATAGGAATGGATTTGTCATTAGCGTACCAGGTAATAGTTGGGGAGAACAACATTTAATTGGCAATGCGCTTATCGTTGGAAGTAGTAAAGACGACGATGGTGGTGATGCTGATGCAGTGAGTAGTATTGAAGAGATTAAAAAGATTATTTCATTTAAAACATTTATCTAGTTATGAAAAACAATTATGACAACTATATGGTAAACGCTATTATTATTGCGGTTATCGTATTACTAATGAATGCTTGTACTGTATTCGGACAGCGTGATAACAATCTTATGGAAGTACAGGTATCTATTGCTGTTCCTGAAGAAGATTTAGGACAGTACGATACTATTATTGCATACCATAACCTTGAATCATTAGCTAAGAGTAAAGACTTAGTTGAATGTCTTGCTGTGTTTAGCGACATAAAGCCTGAAATAGTTGTAAGAGATTTATCATCTTTTGTACAAGCTTACATAGAAACAATAGAGTTTACCGGGTACAAATATACATCTGGTGAAGATTTAGTTTATAAGCCTGTGTACTTCAACAAGTATGGGTATATAGTACCATACGAATGCGCTGTTGCACAGTTGAAAGGTAACAATACCAACGTAAAAGTTATGCGTGATGATGAATACCAGCGTGTATATCATTACGATATTGAAGATTAGACTAGTGTTTGTTTTATAAGTGTTGGGGCAGCTGTAATGGCTGCCCTTTTTATTTCATTCTTTAAATCATATTATCATGAGAGATATTCAAGAAACAATCGATAAGTTCTCAGCTCAGATTATCGAGGCTAAAGAAACCTTTGAATGCGAGCTGGCTACTAAAGAAGAGAAGAAAGCTATTGTTGATGCATGCTCTGCTATTGTCAGAAAGTTTGCCGGCTTGCAAGCAAAGCATAGAAACTTCTTCCATTACAAATGGGACTATGAGTACCAGGGCAGACAGTTTGGATTCAGCTATTTATCACATTATATCTCTACATTGTTTGTAGAGTTAGCGCGTAAGAGATATGAGCCAAGATTTAAGAAAGATATGAGCTATGTTATGACTATAGCACATGAGTATAAGCGTAATGGTAAAGAGCTTAGTGCTGCTATGACCAAAGCATATACTGTTGTAGACAGAACCGGTTCATTAAAAACAAATAGCATCCAAGAAGAATGCAATGTTATTAGTAGCAGTTGCATATTAGGAAACTGGAACAGTATCATGCCATCATATCCTTCGTTAAACAAAGGATTAGATGGATTAAATGACAACGCAAGACCTAAGGCTAAAGCTGTTATGCTTGTAGCTGATATCTTGGGACCTCTTTGCACAATGATTGGTTACAAATGATGGACAAAAGAACAGTAACAATGTTTGCAGATAATATGATTAAACAATATCCAGAATTATTTAATGATATTATGGATTTCATTTATCTTGCAATCGATGAGATAGACGAAGGCGGTTCTCCTTCACACGAATGGCAACTAGCTTATACATCTATCGAGGAACTTATTGAAGAACATATTAAAAACAAACAAGAAAATGAAAGCATTGATTAGTATGCTTATGCTCATGTCTGTGTCTTTGTTTGCACAGGATTGTGACATGCTTGATATCCATTACGATAAGATGGATGACAAGAAAACCTTAACCATCAAGAAAAGAATTGCTGTTTCAGAATCAGGCAACAAGGGTTTTGTTATTGACTTTCTAAAGCCAAGTATTCTTATCTGGAGCATTGATGTTGTTGGTGGGCCAAGTAAATGTATCGAAAAAGGAGCAAAACTTCAAGTGTTGTTCGATGATGATACAAGAATTACCATGACCAACGTAAATGATTTCAACTGTAAAGGTAGCTTTGTCATTTACTTTGGTGGTAACTTCGGCAATGAGTACAATCTAACTCAGTTTAGAACTAAGAGAATAAAGACCATGCGTGTGTATACAAGTAGTGGCTATCTTCAAGAAGATCTTAGTGATGAGGTTGCTACAAAGCTAATGAATACATTCGACTGCATCAGCAAAAACTAAACATTTTATTTCACAACTATATGCCTGTAGATCAAACGAGTCTGCAGGCATTTTTATTAACAACAATCGATTATGGAAAAGTTTAAAGCATCGGAACTATCTGAAAGAAACTACAAAGAAGGTGATCAAGTATTCTTGGCCTTTGATATTAAAAGCCTAAGAATGAGCACCGATGGTGAACTCTGGTTACATTCAAGTGAGAACGATAACAACGTCTGGCTAAAGCAAGATGCTACTGTTTACGGTATGCCATACAAATATCGTGATGGTGATATAGTTACTTACAATGGTAGACAAGGTAAAATTGTCAGCGGATTTAACGATGACTGGTATGTTTTGACTTCAAATGGAGCTGTATTTGATTTGAATCCAGCATTGATTAACATAGTAACCACAGAAAACAACGTACTATAATGGCAAAGAATCTTTTTAACATCAATGATGACATGTTCCGATTGCATCAGCAGATCGAAGAAAATGGCGGTGAGTTGACACCAGAACTTGAAGAACAATTAATCATAACTGAACATGATAGGGAATCAAAGTGTGAGGGATATGCTGCTGTCATTAGACAGCTTAAGTCAAAGTCTGAACTCCTTAAAAGGGAAGCAAAACGATTACTTGATGCAGCTAGAACATATGACAAGTCAGTTGAGCGACTTGAAGATAACCTATTATCATCTATTGTTCAGCTTGGAAGCGTTAAAACAAACTTCGTCAGCATCTCAACAAGGAGAAACAAATCTGTAGAGATTGCAGAAGATGCTGATATTCCATCACAATATTGTCGTTTAAAAATAGAACCAAACAAAACTGCTATAAAAGAAGCTCTGGAATCAGGCATTGATGTCCCTGGCGCTACAATAGTAGAGAAGTTTTCATTACTAATCAGATAACAATGAAAAAGCAGGAACAGAAAAGAATAGCTGAAGTCCTTGCATCGTTCATGGGTGATACCGAACGTGGTGATCACTACTCTATCAGCACTAACCTTATTGGGTTTCAGACTGATGACGCTGCAAAAATACTTCAAAAGTATATTAGTCTACAACCGGAAGAGATGCTTACTTGGGAAAACTCTCTCGTTGGTGTAGAACCTATATACTACTCACAGTCAGAACACACATCACATACAGCAAAGCATCTATTGGAAACAGAAGATGCAGAAAATGTATTAAGTGTTTCTAGCCAGGAGCAACAGCTGAAAGAGATGAACTTCTTACCTACATTTGAGCTTATCGCTCGTATGGGTAACACATCAGGCAAATGCTTTCGTATGGCTATGCAACTAGAAAACTACTACGAGAAAGTAGCAACCAAGCCAGTAACACTTGGTGTGCTAAAGCTAGCAGTGAATCTATTGTACAAGATGTCTGAGCAAGCACAGGAAAATATCGGTGCTATCCGCAACAAACTATTGTTTACTATGGATATGCAGCTAAACTTCGAAGGCAAAAAGCTTGAACTATTGAAGTCCAAGAAAGCACATCTGGTGCCAAACATAGATAACTTCTTTAAGCTTCGTGAACACAAACAAGTGCGTTACTTTGATCCACTTAACTGGTACTTCGAAGTATACAAAGATGCGCTGAAAGACATACCGCATAGGCTTTATCAAGATGTTAAACATCATAAGGAAGCACATCTTGCTATGTCAACCTATAGTAGCATCGTAGAACATATTAAGTCGGCACATAATGTCGTTACGGGAGCTACTAAACCTCCTTTCTGAGAAGAACGTCATACCACAGGACGCAGTTGAGAGGAACTCTTTGCTGCGTTCTTTTGGTTTTGATTGCATAAGAACATTTCAAGAGCTTGATAATCTTATAGCTATGTTATTCTTAGAAAAGGTATACCTTATAGCACCTTGGACTATTAAGGTAAGGTATGCAGACCCGGTATTCAAAGTAGCACTATGTGATATCTACTTCGAACCAATAGAAACTGTTGTTCCTATGTGGTTATGTATTGATAGTATCATAGAAGCAGGCAAGGCACCATTGTTTAGCGTTGACAATAAAGAAATACAGGACATGGCCTTTATAACACCACAGCAGGAATCTGACATACTTAGCTGTATGTTTTATCCAGCTGTCAAAGATGAAGAAGGTGAGTTGTATTATCCTGAGTTGTCATTCCATATTCAGTATGTACTTGATGTAATATATGGCATCAGAGGATATGATAGTCCTAAAGGCCTGATATATGTAGCTACTGATCTAAAACTAGCAGATAAATGGCGTTTAGCTATCTGTGCTGAAGGAAAGCGTAAAATGAAAAAGCTTGTAGGCACACAGCGTTATACTATGTTTGTTGCTGGTATAGATAACTTGAATACCATAAGAAAGGAAACTTCACCAGTGTTCGCTGAAGAACGAGAGAAGAGTTCCAATTCCTTAACAGCTTTAATGGCAAAGTTATGAAAACAATCAATGTATCTTTATTCTTGCTGATAGTTGCTATTGCAGCTTATTGCATAGTTGATGAACCAACAGCAAAATCTATAGATTACGGCACTAGTGTAGCTGAAAGAAGTCATTCTAACGGCAAAATGACTAGCAGAGAATCTGTTGAACATAAGTACATACATGCTGGTGCCGATGAGTTATATCCTGATGTTGGATATGATGAAGATGGTTGGTCTAAGCGTGGGTATATGTCAACTAGTGAGTTTCATGGTCATCATCTAAAAGGTGATCAGGAAAAGTTAGCAAGACTAAGAACTAGAATAGGCAAAGAAAGACAAGCATTTATAGATGAGATATCTAAGAATGCTAAAGACTTAGCTATTAAGTTCAATGTCCCGGCCAGTATCATTGCAGCACAAGCTATTCTTGAATCAGGTTATGGTACCAGTAGACTAGCTATTGTAGCTAACAACTTGTTTGGTCATATGGGTGGTAAAACAGAAACATCACGCGGTATATCTGGTAGTGTAAAAGCCTACGATAAGAATATCAATGGCAAGACCATCAGTTATCATTTTCGCAAGTATGAATCTCGTTGGTGGTCTATGTGGAATCATGTGCAGCTATTGAATAAAACTTATGCTCCAAGACTAATAAACATTCAAAACAAAAGAGAAGCCTGGCTTGCTGCTATTTGTGGATGTAGTGATAGTCGTATGCTTGCATCAGACTCCAAAAGACTTGCTGATAAAGGTGGATATCTTTATGCAAGTGCTTGTGCATGGCCTGCAAGTGATGGCGTTACTAGTAGGTACGTAGCTGAGTTGAGGCATATTATTAACTCTTATAATTTAGCAAATCTTGATGAATAGTATTGTGTATAGCGCAAGTAATTGTATAAAAGGGCATTTATCACTAAAAAGGTATAATGCCCTTTACTTTTTATCAATTATTGTGGATGAAAAAGCAGAGCATAAAACAGAAGATGTTGTTATGTCAATCTGCCAGAAGTTTGATGTAAAGTTTGATAATAACTATGGTACTGTAGAGAATAATTTATATAGTTATTTTATCAAAAACAAACTTGTTACCTGTCCAAAAGATTTATACTGGACATCTGAAATAGAGGGAATTGTTGATATTTACTATCAGTACATAGGACTTAAATACATACCGGAATCAAAAGATTGTGAATACCATTACAAATACGATGAGTATGCTTATCTTGTAATCAATGAAAATACTATTGAGTTTTCTGATTGGAATCAAGATAAGATAGAAACATTTATTGATGACATTGAAACCTTATTCAATATCAAACCTATCAAAGACTATAGAAAACCAGGAGAAATAGTTCGTTTGTTTGCTCTTGCGTGGTCTAGGTTTGAAAAAGGCGATAAGTGGTCAACTAAAGATACTATGATTAATGCTGCATTGCGTATTAGCGGAGGTACAAATAGCACTGGCAAAGAGCGTGATGATGCACAATATAGTGGATTTCTATTTATCATTAAGAAATGGTTTTTGTATCTTTGGGAATGTAAGGATGATAATACTCCTGACGAGTATATCTTGTCGTTAAAAGGATTTATTCAGAAGAATCTAGAATCTTGGGTTAATGACAAAGAAAATATCTTAATTACCAATAAGATATATACTCCTGAACATGCCGAAATTAAGAAAATGTTTGCTAACGAACCAATATGTTTCTATAAAGCACTATGGGACTTGATATGATACGACGTAGACTGGCAAGGTCTAATCATGCTGAGATGCCAGCACGCGAGTACGGAAAGTATTTGTATGCCAAGCACAAAGATAAGTTTGAAAGACTTTTCCTAAACTACGATATGCTTGTACCTGAAAAAGAAATGGAAAATATATGTAGCGTTATGCTGCATGATATATTCAAGTCTGTATCTCATTGCATCAGGAACAATGTCGAAGTGTCATTTACTGCAATGAAGAATTCTAAAATAAAATATTTCACAATTAGTTATGCAAGAAGATATGGCGAAGACAGAAATCTCGAAACAATCATCAGAAGAAAAGACACCAGATATACAACTGATTGAGGCAGTCCTCAATGTAATGTCTGAGGTAAACTATCTGCAGAAAGATGATACTGTTGGTACCGGCTCTGGTTCTTACAAGGGAATATCAGATGAAAAAGTTAGAGATACTATCAGAAAATCCATGATTACTCATGGTCTTATCTGTGTTCCTGTAGAGATACAAAAGGAAACAAAGCACGAGCGCTGGCAAGAGCTAGATCCTTATTCTAAAACTGGTGCTGTAAAGCAGAAGCAACAAATATTCTCTGATATTGTGTTTACTTTCAGGCTTTATCATACATCAGGTGCACACATTGAAGGTCAATCATCTGGCCATGGCATTGACTCACAGGATAAATCACCGGGCAAGGCTATGACTTATGCTATGAAATATTTCTTGTTGAATATTTTTATGGTCCCAACCGGTGAAGATACTGACAAGATTCATAGTATGGACATTGAAACTCCAAAGATATCTCCAAAGACTGAGGTAGTTACATTGCCAAAGCCTACTGTTGATGTACCAGAGCGCACTAAACCTCAATATCCGACTGAAGAGGCTATTCAAACCATGCTTTATAATGGCGATGGTGCAATAATAGCTACTCACTTGGATGGCATTCTTGCAAACTGGAAGAAGAATGGTGCTACACTTCTTTATGGCAAGTACATTTATACTTATACACAAGGTAAATTCAATTACTTTGTTGTAGATGACATTAGAAGAGAGCATATCGTAAAGCAAGCCAAGCATAAGCATGGCTAAAAGAAAGCCTACTGAAAAGCCAAAGGTAATAAAAGAGCCAAAACCTAAGATAGTAAAAGATTCTATGCTTAGGAACTTCACAAAACAATATAGACATAAGTTTATTGGAGGGCATTTGTACATCGAATGTCCTCTTGTTTGTAGCTCTTACATACTTGCCTGCAACTGGACACCAAAAGATGAGTTTATAGCGGAAACAAATATAGAACTCAATAAGATTGGCAGGACAATTACCATGGCCTGTGTATTTTCTAAAGCTGATATGTGTTACTACGTTGTATCACATCTTTGGCTTGCACAGATGTACACTTGGTGTAACTACGATATGAAGTTGTATCTCGAGAAGATATTTACTACGATGCTTAAGAATGCATATCGTAAAGATATTGTAGACACAACAGTAATAGTACCACATACTTATCAAGAAAAGCAGAAAGATGTCGAGGAAGATAAGGAGTTAAAGAATAAAAGATCTAAACTACTTGATAAACTACATACTGAAGTTGAAGAAGATTCATTTTACAGAGAGTACGGATTAAGCATAAATACCTACCGTGCTATGTGCGAAGACAATAAAACTATTGTTGAGAACTTTGAGAAAGAAACTCATGTACTTGATTTTCATAAGTTCTTATTCAATAAATACAAAGTATTACTGCGTGATACAATGAAAGTATTGGTTGAGCATGGCATCATTATACAGGATATGAATGATGCAAACTACAAAAACAATTATTTTCTCGCTAAAGAATTTGTTGCTTATGGCTTTGGCTACAATGTCCACGATGCAGATAAGATGACAACATACCCGGTATTCACAAAGAGAGGACTATTTACGGTGCTTCTTCTATTACACGATGCTGGCGTATTATCTAAACAAGTTATTCCAAATTTAATATTTTAATCATGAAAACACAGAAGTATCTCCCTGGCACACAGTTGTCGGGCAAAATCCTTGACACTAAAGTAGAAGAGTTCACAACCGAAAGAGGACCAGGCGTAAAGTTTGTTGTCCTTATCAAAGATGTCTGGAAAGACAAAGATGGCAACAAGCAGGAGAGTGATCCGTACTATGCTAATTGCATTGCCTATGGCGATAAACTTGTAAGACAAGTAAAAGACATAGTATTGCAAAAGCAGATGGCTGTTGTTCGCGTACTACCTAAGCTTGAAAAGTGGACTGACAATAATACTAAGATTGAAAAGTCTACAGTTCGCTATAAAGCAACTTGGATTGAAGGCTGGTACTATGAATCAGGTTCATGGATTTGCTCACAAGATGAGCAACCTGTAGGTGATTTGCCGTTCTAATTATTATTTCACTATGCCTGCACAAGGAAACTGTGTGCAGGCTACTTTTTAAACTATTTGTATGGCTTCTAATATTAAAATTAAAAACGAAATGTTGAAAGTAACTCCAGATTTGCTTGACTTTTCTATACCTAATCCTAGGTTTGCCGGCATAGATTATGACGTAAATGATGCTACTCCATATGGTGATGCTATTGATAAGATGTATGGTTCAATGGTCGAGACCTACAAAAAGACTGGTTCATTATTACTGCAGCCAATCATCTGCGAGCAAGTAAAAGGCAAGTATGTTGTTCGTGCCGGTTATACTAGAGCAATGACATTTGTCACTCGTTATGAAGAGTTGTGTAAGGAGATTGGAGTAACTGCAGAGATACCAGTCTATATCATGGATGGCATTAACATTGTCGATTCATTAACTGAGAATGTACTTCGTAGTGAGCAGCACTTTATTACACTGGCCCATGCAATAAGACAGGCTGTTGCTGTCAAAGGTGTAACACTGCCAAAGATTGCTAGTCAGCTTGGCATTTCTGTCAATAGAGCAACATCTCTTCGTAAGATAGCAGCATTAAACAAAGAAGCTATCAAGCTCTGCTTTGAGGGTGTTATCGATGAGTCTGGTGCCACTGCATTGTGCGATATGCCTGATGCTGTTCAGAAAATGATTATTGAAGAGATTTATGATCGTGATTTGCATACAGAAGGAGAAGCACTTGATGACAGCGAAATAGTAAGATTGTCTAACTACTGCATGCCGGAAATATCTGAAAGTGTTCCTGAAGAAAGCTTTGTTGATTTATATGGCAATGTGCATCCAAATATTAAAGAAGAGAAATGGTATATCAATGTAGGTAATATGTTTGATAGGCCAAGAACATCTGATAGTGATGCTACAAAAGATAGAGCAAGAGCATACTGGGAAAAGTTTATCGATGATAACAAACTCAAAATCGTTGATAGATATTCTATTATGGGCTACGTCCCATGTGATATGGGTACACATCCTGAAGAGGTTGCTTGCTGGGATTATGATGGTAGCATCAAGTTCTTTGTCAAGCCATCTTTGATTGAAAGTGTCAAAGCAGAAGAAAGCTATGTAGAGAAAAAGCAAGATGCTGCTATTGAGCGCGTTAATCGTAAGATTACTAGTTTGAAAGAACAAGCAAGAAAAGATGTTGTATTTAAATTGATGAAGCGACTTAATCAAGATGGAGCATCACTAGATTATGCTGTACTTGCTTTCTTTAAAGGTATGCATATCAATAATACATTGAAAGCTTGTATAGATCACTTGCTTGATGATAGCATTAGCAATGGCGTAGACCTTGTTGACAAAGCCGGAGCATCGTATGCAATGACTGTGTTTTTGCAGGCCAATCTAATGACAATGGCATCCTATTCTCCTAATGTTCTTAGTATGTTCTTTAAAGACAACAACATTGATTTAGAGAAAGAATACGAAAATGAGTATGGCTACATTGAGTTAAAGCGTGCAGATATGACCGAGAAAGCAACAGAAAAATCTGAAGAGATTGACGACGATGCTAAAACTAGACGTATGTTTGTTGCAGATATGTGCTATATCAATGTCTACGAAACAGGCAAAAGCATGTACAATTCTATTGACGAAGCTGATGAGGCATTGCTTACTTACATCTGTAAAAACATTGGTATTCCATACAAGGGTAGTGAGTTTATTATGAGAATGCGTGTTAAGAATCTAGTAAATCAGATACTAAACACTATCGATGATGATGCCGATACTGATAGTATGCTTGCAGGCCTTGCAATGATAAAACTTTGTCAGGAAAAAGGCGCTGAAATGTTTAATGCCGCAACTAAAGAGGAAACTCTTAATGGCACTGATTTAAATGCCAAAATGAAAGAACTTGCTAGTTTAATGCACGAGCATAACTTTGTCAATGCAAATGCTATGTTGCAGACATTTGATATCAAAGGCATCATTAAGTCTAGTGATACAGAGCAGAGAAGAAGGGCAATGTTTGTTTCGTTCTTTACGAAAGTGAAAGAATGCTTTAACTTTAAGACAGCATTTGCTTACAAAAATGATAAGAACAAATATCAAGTTATCGGCTAATGGACACATTTCCTTTTAGCAAGTATCAGAGTAGAAATATTGCTGTGGCTGTCGTTGTATACGGCGGCCCAGCTATTTCTTTTGATAGCTTGTCAGTATTTCAGCAGAACTTGTTTCTCAATCAGCTATTCGAAAAAAATATCAGAGATTTTGAGAACTACATTACGCAGCATACAGATCCCCGGGATTGGTATCTTCACTATGTACACCACACATCAATAGCAACTCCTATTTACATTGTTGTTGTTAGAGGTGGCAGTATAGTAATGAGCGCACCAATTACAAACGTACAGGATATGGCATCTAAGTTTGCTAGTGTTACCGAAGGGGTAAATGTGTTTGCGTACAGCAAAGAAGATAGCAGAAAGTTTAATCGATATGTGCTTAACAAATGTTTCACTGGTGAGATTATTAGCGACAATCATATCAGAACCAAACCATACGTAGAGTTGGTTCATGATGAAGCTACATTTGATACACTTGATGAGCATATATGTTATTTGAACATGAAAACTGGTGAATTTGTCAATTCTCCTCATTATCTTTACATTAACGCTGTTGAAAGATTAAAAGAGTCAACAGAAGAAAAAGCATTATCATTTTGGAAGATTTCACAGGAGTTATGATATTCAGAGAAAGCGAATCAGACTACAAAAAGCCTAATAAAGAACTAATCCAAGAGCTTATTGGCGTCAAGGACACAGAAAAACTATATGGCTATTTTCCCAATGAGTATGTAGCTTTGATTGCATCTGAAGAGGATTATTTAAAAATTGGGCTTAGTAAATCAGGTGCCAGAAAACTACATCTTGCAAAGAATATTGTGCCGGCTGACATAAACAACGCACAGATAACTAGAAGTAATGATTGCTACCAGTATTTCAAGTTCATGGGATTATTGAATCACGAAGAGTTTTACTTCCTACCATTGACTAGAAACAATGTAGCTATCTGCAAGCCCATACAGATTTCTAAAGGCGGTGTATCTGCAACTGTTGTTGACACTAAGATATTGTTCAAAAAGATATTAGAACACAATCGTGTGTCTGGTTTTATCATTGCGCATAACCATCCTAGTGGTAATATAAATCCATCTCAGGATGACATTACTCTTACTAAGAAGATAAAGTTAGCAGCAGATGTACTTGATTTAAAACTACTTGAACATTTAATTATAACTATTGACGGATATTATTCGTTTGTTGATAATAGTATTTTGTAATCACCATAAAATGTACAAAGAAATGTATAAAAGATTAATTATATTTGCCTTAATGGTATTCTATCTAATAATCTTTTTGTATTGTATTTTTGTGGGATGAACTTACGCGAATATCGAGATAAATGTTATAAAATAGCTAGAGCCACAGGGGTTTATCTGAAGGTAAAACAACATCTTACAGGTAAACCCAAGTGTGGCAAACTATACAGATGGTACGAAATAAATGACAAAGAATGTCTGCTTGATATGTCTATTGATAAAGGTTTTGAAATGTATGATCTCAAAGATGTTATCTGTTGGGTAAAGAATGGCAAGGAATATCCTATGCCAGTGTTCACACCTAAATCAAAGGACTTATTTTCAGATGTTTAATACCTTGTTTTAATGCAATATATCAACTTAAAAAAATACATTGAATCAGAGAAAACTGTCGATGACTTTATCGACTTTATGTACTATGTTAAGCTTGTTGGCTACGAAGCTGTAACAGATGAAGCCTGGGAGATAAGCTCATTTAATCTTATGAGGCACGATACTCCAGATTGTGTAATCAATGAAGTAGAAATGTGGTCTAAAGATTTTACATTTGACAAAGGCTACTTTGAAATCATGACATACAAACCAAAAAATGGTCGTGATTATATGGCTTGCTGGTACATGCTCCGAGCAAATAACAATGTTTATGGATCAGCTGACTTTGTTGAATTTCCAGGTGAACACAAAGAATGGTTTAAGAAAAACTTTTTACATTTTATAAAAGAATACTATGAGCAGAAACCAGATAGAGAACCAACAAATGTTACAAACTTGGAAAGAAACACTAACCTATCTTGAAGGTAAAATGCGTGGTTTGCAGACTTTAATTGGATTGATTAGCGAAGAAGCCGATAGAGTAATAGAACTACACAAAGAGAAAGTAAGAAAAGACATTGATTTTGCTTACGATAAAGTAGAGCAATATACACAAGAGTTATTAAAAAATGAACGTCAGGAAGGGTAACATTTACTGCGTAAAGAATCAAGCAAGCTCTAAAGAAATGCTTGTTATTGCTAACGGTAAGAATAAGAAAGTGAGTAAAAGTAATCAAGGCGAAACTACTATTCTCTTTGAAAGCTTTCTTATATCTTACATGTATACAGATACGTTTGGTGCCAATAAACTAATGATTTCTTCCGGCCAGGAACATCTGTTTTCTAAAGATGATATCTTGTATGAATGTGGCACAAGAAAAGGAACAGCAAAGTTGTTAGATAATCTAAACAAAGTTGCATCTGAAAACAATGAGCAATACTTTGAACTTGGCTCTATAGTTTATTATGTTACAGAAATGACAGAAATATTAGCATACGAAGTAAAGCGATACAAGTATGAAATATCTGAAGAGCAAACTGATATTTACCTAGTAAACCCAATAGATAGTAATGATTACACAATCCTGTGTGAATCAATCTGGAGAAACCCAATGCGTCTTAACAAATCAATCAGCAATCTAAAAAAGCTATGGACAGATACAAAGTAAAAGTTAGATACACTTTTAATGTAGAATACACATTTGTGGGACCTAACTCTATAGACGAAGCAAAAGAATGGGCTGATAAAAAAGTAGCCATGTCTTCTGCAGGCATTACAACATCATTGCCAGAGAATGAATGCGATTGGGTCAACAATGTATATCCTGAAAAAACTATTGTAAGAGTAATAAAAGAAAAGTAATGGTAACCATAAAAGCATTAGAAGTAAGCATACCTATACCGGCTTATGTATCAGAAAAAGGATTAGTAAACAACATGAGTGTGTTTATAAGTGACTTAAAAGTTGCTGCTGGTAATATGGGTGTTGCTATTGAAGAAGTTTATCTTGACGAATCAACCGGCACATTTGTTATAAGAATGGAAGTAACAGATATATCTGAGTTTGCAGGACAACATAGAATATGCGCATGGATTACCAGAATAGCGAAAAAGCACTTAAAGTATGAGTAAGTTAGTAGCAAAAAAGGTTAAAGTAAAAGTTGAGTTAACAGAAGAAGAATATCAAAGAAGAAAAGAGCATTACTATATGCTGCTTACATCACTAAACACAGTCAAATATTGTATTGCACAGATTGGTGTAGATACCTTAAAACAGGAACACAAAATGATGTTCAATAGCATGAAGATTAATGCTACTTATTTCCTAGATAACATTTTTGCAAAGGCATCAAAACGACAAGACATTGAAATATTGCAGGACATATCGTTTAATAACGTGGCCGCTGCAACAACTTTATTTGGATTGATATCTAAGATGCCACAAGAACAAATAGATTGGTTCACAGAAGAATGTGTAAAGCTATCCTATGTAGCTTACAACAGACAAAATATGAATAAAGATGAAAAAATATAGTTCAGAAGCAATATTCTACAAAGAAGATGTGAACGGAGTAGAAAGAAAAATTAGTTTTAATTATTATTATCATCCATTTTCAAGAGGTAGCCGCGATAGTTTAGGCGTACCAGAAGAACCGGATGAACCAGCACACTTTGAGATTCTTGACTTCTATGTAGATGGAGAGTACAAGACAGATGAAGAAACAGAAGAAATATTTGGATTAGATTTCTATGCAATGGATGACTGGTTGCAAGAAGCTTTATTTGAAGAACATAATAATTATTAAGGAGTGATTCTGCGTTATGCAATAGTTTTGTGGTGTTATTTTTAATAGTTATTTGCATAAATAGTTTAAAACCTATAAAAAAACGTATTTATTATGTTTAAATATTCAGGAAACAAATGGAAAGCTATAAAAAATAGCAGTTGGGGAATAGATCATATTTCAAAATATGGAGATAGAGCTGGGTATGTGATATGTTACAATAATAAAAATAATGAAACAATACCTTTATGTTCGGTTATAGGTCAATTTAATATCGCACAAACAGAAATTGATGCAAATGCTATACTTATAACAAATGCTCCAGAAATGGCAAAATTTATTCAAAAAATAGCTTTTGATGAAAATTTTACTTTAGATAATATTATATCAGAAGCAAGGCTTTTATCTGAAAGATTTATTTAATCACTTTTTAAAACATTTAGAAAAGATAAATTATGAAACAGACAGCTATAGAATGGTTAGCTGCTCACCTCAATGCAGACCCGTTTATATCTACATACGTTAATCCGGAGATGATAAACAGGGCTATTGAGATGGAACAAGAGCAGATAGAAAACGCTTTTAATGCAGGAGTAAACAGCGAAGATTTCTTTTACCCATCTACTGGAAAGCTTGAATGTGAAATATACTATGAAGAAACCTACAGAAAATAGTGATTTAACTGCTGTTGAATGGTTGTTTCTTATGCTAAATGATCCAAACAAGAATCAAGAGTTTGCACACAAGCTGCTTGATAAAGCTTTGGAACTTGAAAAGGAACAGATAGTCAAAGCATACAAAGATGGTGTAACTTGTTTACCATTTGATGATAAAGATGTAGGAGAACAATATTATGATCATATTTATAAATCTAAAAAGTAATGACAGCAGTAGAATGGTTAATAGATGAATTAAAAGATAATGGAATAGATTATCTTGATTTAGCTTATGAAATAATTGAAAAAGCTAAAGAACTTGAAAAGCAGCAGATAATAGATGCATTTCAGTATAAGTTTCTTCATCCTTATGTGGAGAATGAACCCGAACAATATTACAATCAAACCTATAAGCCCTCTAACCAACAATGACAGAACTAACAATTGAAATGGCAATGGATATTGCAAACAAAACTTCATACAAAGATTGGGTAAAACATTTTAGGCCTGACTGGACAGATGAACAATGTGATTTCTATATATGGGAATACACTTGTTTCCCATTTGGATTTAAAGACGTAATAAAACAACTCAATGAGCAGCTTAAAGACTAAATACAAAGCTATTGTAGAAGCATATATGGATGCGTTCTGCAAGAAACAAGACATGATACTAGAGTCATGGGTGGCTAATGAAATCGGTACAATAGCATGCTTTGGCGATGTTATGTACTTTGGTTTCGATGACATACGTTATGATGTAGACACTAAGCAGCCTGCAGGAAGAATACTCGACTGGCTTTACAATACTATTGATCATCCCGAAACTCACATGAACTACAAAAATTGGTGTAAAAGCTTTAAATACAATTAAAATATGATAGAAGTACGTAGAAAAACTTACACATTGTTACTTAGCTTTAATCCTTGTGAAATCTTTGACTACTATGGTGAAAGAGAGCTACATGGTTTAAAATATGACGAATGTGTAATGCACAAAAACAATAAGCAAAGTGCTTACATTGCAGGCTTTTCCAACTATGTTCCAGTACATTTAACAGAAGCAGAGAAAAAAGATTTTAAGTACGAACATGGTGATGATTTCTTTGTCTTTATTAATCTTAGCAGATGTAATAGTACAATAGAAACAATAAGACTTATCTTTCATGAACTAATGCACAGAGCATTTGAACTTTACAACTGGGATGCAGGAAAAGAAGAAGAGATTATTACTTGGGCCGATGAAGAAACTAAAGAAGTGTTCAAGATTGTAAAAGAAAATCTAAAGCTATGATTACAAAAGTAGTAAGAAAGGCATTAGATATAAAACCATCTGGAAGGAGTAGTGATTTCATTACTCCTTCTTTTATTCATGGGTGTTTATATAAGTGCCATTATTGTTACATGCGCCGTAATAAACCGGAAGGAATATCTATTGCTACCAACGTAGATGAAATACTAGATGTCATTAACAAGCATGCTTTGTTTACTACAGTTGATAAACCAAATCAGACACATCCAGTATACACTACCTACGATATATCCTGCAATGAAGACTTTGCTTTGCATCTTAAGTATCATGAATGGCAGAAGATATTTGATTTTTTTGTAGAGCATCCTGTTGCAATGGCTACATTTGCTACAAAGTATGTCAATCAAAAGCTACTAGAATATAATCCAAACAGAAAGATACGGATTAGATTTTCACTAATGCCGCAGTCACTATCTGATATATTGGAGCCAGACACATCAAAGATTATAGATCGCATCAAAGCTATCAATGATTTTTATGCTGCAGGCTATGACGTGCACATTAACTTTAGTCCAATACTTGCATTAACAGATTCAAAAGCTTTGTACACAGAGTTGTTTGAGCAAGTCAATGACATTGTAGACGACGAAATAAAAAAGCACGTCCTCGCAGAATGTATCATGCTAACTCATAACGAGAAGATGCATATACATAACCTAGAGAACGCGCCGTCTGATGTAGAAAAGCTATTATGGAATCCAGAATGGCAAGAGAATAAAACCAGTTCTTTTGGGTCTGAGAATATCAGATATCGCCACGATTTGAAAGCAAAACTTGTCAATCGATTTGTATCTTTACATCATAGTATCATACCCTGGAACAAAATACGTTACATCTTTTAAACAAATAATATGAGCATAGTTATTCTTGATTTTACCAATGGTGAAGTTTATTTAATCGATTACAATCCTGATGCAGATGTTGAGTACCAAATCAACAAGTTTTTTATAATCTTGTCAAATGGAGCAACATTAGACAACTGCGAATACATGGTTGTAGATAATACTAAGATTACATTTTACCAGAACAAAGTAAAAGTAAAACTACAAAGATAAAATCATATCAATCATACGAGGGTCCGGGTATATATCGTTCTTACCTTGAAACACATTGCCATGAGTATATATGCCCGGCACTCTGTTTGCATAATCGAGTATGTACCCGAATGCCTTCTCTACTCCATACTTTCTGATATGCTCTGCAAGTCCTTTCTTTAAATCCATGCCATATTCATCACGACAATGCTCTGCTATTATTTGGCATTGCTCTATCTGTTTGTCTGAATACTTATGAAAATACCTATGGAATCTATATGTCCACCCTAAATCATAAACTTGTGATTCAGAAACAACATTGCCATAAGCAGTGTAGTAAGAGTTTGTCTGTCCTGCTATCCAAGCTTGTTTTCCATTTACTATTGTATAGTACCCACCTTTTGTCAGTCCTCCCATACTACATATCTCTACGCCAATAGACTCTCTGTGTAGTGGAGTATTACCTACTGATGCATGCCAGGCATAAGATCCTTTCGGCATACAACGGACAGTTATCCCATCATGTCCGTTATCTCTCCCACTTATATGAACACCACCAACTACAAACTCAGTAGCAATAGAGTTTGAATCATTGCTCCAGAAATCTACTGTAGCCTTTGGATTATCCCAACCAGCAGTATGATGAAACATTAACCATTTCTTTTGGAAAGGACCCAGGTAATAATTAGGAATCCATTTGTCTTTTTCCTGCTTACCTTTTGTTAGCATGTACTCAACAAACTCAGTTTCTTTATTGACACTACTATCTCCAGTACCAAGTAATGCTGCCCAGGTAATAGGTCCTACAATGCCATCGGCGACAAGACCATATTGCTTTTGAAAGTCTATTACTGCATCGTGTGTATCGGCGCCAAAGAACCCATCTACGGCAACTTCTAGTATTTTTTGAAGCGTTATAACATCTTGCCCTTCGCTTCCTATTTTTATTGTTGTCATAGTTTTACGCGCATTTTAAGGTAAACATTTGTGTATCTTGGAGTAACTGATGTGTTTGTGTTCCATACTGGATCAGGTGAAACTTCTCCATAAGTATCTGTAGTTCCTGATATTGTATGATTGTGAGTTCCACCATTTGGTGTTGTAAATCCAGTAGCACCATTATCTCCAGGACTACCATCTACTTTTCCTTGATTTGGTGTACCATTATCCCATACATCAAATGTATGAGTATGTTCACCAGTTGATGTAGTGCTTCCTGTAACAGTATGACTATGGTCAGGAATATCAGTATCACCTAATATTCTTTGAATAGTTCCACCATTGATATTACCTGGCAACAAAAGACCTGTATTAGTTCTTGCTCTAAGATAGTTTTGTTCTGATGGAGATACTAAATCTGGTAACTTAAAAAATCCTGGTGTAGATGGCGCGCCATAAGTAAAACCTATTATTGCATATAAATCTGGATATGCCGCAATGCTTATTTCATTTCCATTTGGTTCTAGCCATTTATCAGACCAAGAACCTGAAGAGGTAACAGACATTATAACATCACCTAATGCTACTTGACTTGATTCAGCATCACATAATTTATTAGCAAGCATAATAATACTTTGATTTGCTAAACTTATTGCCTGTTCTAAATTGCCTAAATATACATTTAATCCAAGACCAGATGCTGTAATTACAGTATCTTCAGTCATGTTACATGGATCAGTAGCGTTAAGATTTCTTGCACTATAATCATCATTTAATATAACTGATACTGGAGTTTCTACTGGATCAACTGGAAAGTTTACAGTAGCTTGCCAATCTTCAATACCTACACCTGTATCAGTATTAGTTGCACCACCTCTTGCTACTTTAGTCCAGGTTATTGATGGGCTATCAAGTATCTTTGGTATCTGTGCCGGGCGTACAAATGATGTGAATCCTAATGGAGATACACCAGCTGCATCGGTATTATCACCAGTATTTATCTTTGCATCGGTTGTAGTCTTTGCAATGCCGGCTCTAGTAAGCTGTGCTTTGTCTGTTGGTTCTTTAATAAACGGTACCGAATCGCACCAGTCAGACATTGTTTGCTCTGTTGGAATATCCTGAGAGTTAAATCTATCTGTGTTTGTTGGGTCGAAGAAGAAGTTTCTTTGTCGTAATGCCATGGCTTTATATTTTTAGTTATACGAAATCAGTTCCATAAGGTTTGTTAATCTGAAATAGTCTATTGTCGCAAGGTGGATTGCCACTTTCTATGTGCATATAGTCAATACCATCAGGCTTGCCATCTAATGGCAGTACACCAAACTTTCTAAGTATTGTCCTAATGTCTATGCCTTGGCAATGAAAGTGCTTTACTAGACAGTCTACAAACTTTTCATCTACAAAGTTACCAGGGTATTTCCACTCTGGACAATTGTTTACATCGTATGTCAGACTATATGTGTTATGCTCCATTGCTTTCCATTCTAGCATAGCAAGAAACAAGTATAACACTCCCATATCTTGAAGCATTAGCATCTGTTTGCCATTACTGGTTATGCCCCACTTTCCAAGTTCATAGTAAGAGCATGCCCAGTTTTGTGTTACTTTGTTGGCAATCTCATATACATTGCCTACTCGTCTATCGAAGTCTGTTATTACTTGCATCCGCAGGGAGTTGATGGGTTTGAAGGAGAAGGTGCATAGCTATATCCGTTACATGGTTGGCAATCGCTGCAGTTATCAGGACATCCGCAGCCACAATCAAAGCCACAGTTTTTAACATAGTCACGCATCTTTTTATAAAGTTCAAGTATGTTATTGACATTGCATAGTCTTTGGTCAGATATATCCCAGTTGCCAAGATACCAAAGTCTGTCTGTTGTT